TCCAACATAGTTGTCGTAGTTGGTGTATGCCTTGAAGCGCGGCAGCCGGGGCTGATCGACGACGCCGGTGGCGTTGTCGACGCTCAGCCCGTCGAAGAAGGTGCTGCCGTCAGCAGAGACCGCGAGCCGAAAGCGGTCGGAGCCGAACAGCCCAACCAGCGCCTTGGTCACGAAGCCGGTCTGCAGGGTCAGCCCGAGATCGTCTGCGGCGGCCTCCTTGTTCATGGTGTAGAACAGATCGCCGGTGCCGCCCTCGGCCACGGTTTTCGCGGTCCAGAGCGCAGCGTTCAGCTTGGCCGAGAACGGGTTCGAGGCATCCGCTGTCGTGCCGACACCCAGCAGCGCCATGTTTTGCAGCGCCGCGGGCGTGGTGCCGATCCAGCTCGCGCCGTCATAAACGAGCAGCAGACCTTCGTCCTCGACCCATGCCCGCCAGCCGTTGCGGGGCGGCAGGCGCAGCCAGGCGCCGTCGGTCCAGAGCGCGACGTTGAGGTCCCACCCCGCCCAGTCGCCGGTTGCGCCCGAGGCGACGATGTAGCGGTCGCCATCAGTGGGAGAACCGGGCGGCGCCGTCAGATCCCGGTCCAGGACGGAGAGCTGGACGAGCCCGTCGAGGATCCGCAGCGCCTCGTTGTGGGTGACGTGCTTCTGGGCCTGCGCCGCCAGGATGTACGGCAGCATGAGATGGGTCGTGACGTCGGACATGGGATGGCCTCAGAAGGTGAGCGTGACGATCTTGGGCGCGCCCCGCCCGGCGAGGGCGGAGAGCTGGAAGATGCGTATGTCGAGCGTGTCGCTGGGGCCGAGCGGCGCGCCCCAGTCGGCGCTCTGCTGAGCGGCCGTGTAGACCGCGCTGGTCGTGGTCGTGCTCAGCACCCGCTTCACGGCAGCGCCGTCGAGGAGCTCGACCTCGTAGGCCTCCAGCTCCTCGGCCAGCGGCACCTCAAGCCCGCCCCAGCTGTCGGCGGCCAGCGCGCGGGACCTGCGCGTCCAGCGGATGGTGAGATCGCCGGACGTGCGGGGGCGACGCCACGGCTGTTCGACATGGGCGACGGAGAACGGCCGCAGTCCGACGCCCTCGGGCGTAAAAGCCTGCGCGACATAGGTCTCGTCGCTGACCGGGCGGCTCGCGGGGCCGATGCGCCAGTTCCACGGGATGCCGAGATCAGCCTCAGCGATCGGCAGGGACGCGAGCGACGCGTCCAGCACCACGACTCGCGCGCCTGCGGGCGCCGGATTGCCCATGGCGCTTTCGGTGCCGCGCTGGCCGCGCAGGAGCCGGGTCAGCCGATACCGGCCGGGCGCGAGCAGCTCGGCCGTGCTCGCCTGCACGATCTCCCACACCCCCGGCGCGCTCTCGATGGCCAGCGCGTTCGCTCCGCCAAACAGCGTCAGGTCGGTGACGCTCTCCAGCGTGCCGGTCAGCAGATCGACCACCAGCGCATTGCCAAGGTCGAAGCGCGAGGTGGGGCCCGGGTAGAAGTCGGAGACCAGTGCCCCCATCCGGGCGCGGGACTGAGCGGTGGTCAGCAGTTCGAACCCGTCCGTCGATGGGCTGCGGAACACCGCCATCTCGCCCGGCCAGGGAACGGCGTGCGCGGCGACAAACGGTCGATGCTCGGGCTGGTCCTCGGTCAGCTGCGGCAGGTCCATCAGCACCGCATCCGGCGCGCCGAACACCACCGCGCGCGTCAGTGAGGCTGCGCGGGGATCGCCGGGCGGCAGGTCGTAGGTCGCCCGGTCCTGGCGAACCGCCTCGATGCCGCGCGCCTCGGCGTCGGCGATGGAGACGAGCCGCAGATCGACCAGCCGTCCGTCATGCGCGAGTCGGATCGCGTCGGCCGGATCGAGGGCGAGGCGCGAGGGCGGCAGACGGAAGGCCGCGGTCTCGCGCCCCACCCACGCCTCCATCAACGCGCGACGGCAGCGTCGCTCGGCCTCCTCGGGTGGCACAGCCATCGGGAAGGACTCCGAGGCGATCCGCGTCGTGTCCACCGTTATGCGCCGCGCCTCGACGAGGGCCGCGTCGTAATCCTCGTCGGCGCGGGAGACCTGCCACTTCAGCGCCTGCGGCAGTTCGGTCTCCTGGCCGCGCGTCAGTTCCAGCACGTCGCCTTCACGACCGGCCACCAGATCGTCGGGCGCGAGGGTGGCGACGGACGCCCGCCCGCGCATGACGAACCGGATAACGCCCTCGGTCTCCACCGCGTCGAAGCCGAAATGCCGCGACAGTGTGGTGATCGAGGCGCGCGGGCTTTCCAGCGCGGTGATGGCGTAACCCTCGACCGCACCCCAGAGGCCGGAGACGTCGACCCGGGACTCGGGCAGCCCGGCGCGCAGGCAGAGGTGCCGGACCAGTGCGGCCAGCGACACCGCGCCGAGACGCCCGGTCAGCCAATGCCCAAGCCGCCAGTTCGCGCCGTCCGTCCAGACGTCGGTCAGCGCCGGAAAGAACGGATAGGGCCGCGCGTCCCAGGTCCAGGCGGCGCATTCGGGGACGTGCACCATCCGGCCGCCGTAGACCGAGGACAGCAGGTTGTTCGCGGCCTCGCCCCACCAGAGATATGTCGCCTCGAGATAGGCCCGCTGGATCGCGTCATCGCGCCAGCCCCGCGAGAAATGTGGCGTGAAGCTCTCCGACGACTTCGGATCGAAGAAGACGTTCGGCTGGTTGGTGCCCCGGTCGATGGCGGGACAGCCGAGCTCGGTGAACCAGATCGGCTTCGACTCCGGCGCCCATGCCGTCGGCGTGCCGCTCTCCACCCCGCCTGGGCGGTTGTAGTGCGCGTTCGACCACCAGGCGCGCAGATCCTTGTAGCGGAAGACCCACGGCTTGCCCGCAGCACCGTCGGTGATCGGGGTGCGGACCTGTGCCGACCGATCTGAGGCCGAGGTATAGAACCAGTCGAAGCCTTCGCCGCCTGCGATGTTCCCCTGCAGGTAGGCCCGGTCGTAGATCGCGGGCCAGCCCTCGGCCGCGTCGGCATGTTCGAAGCCATCGCGCCAGTCCGACAGCGGCATGTAGTTGTCGATCCCGATGAAATCGATCTCCGGATCGGCCCAGAGCGGGTCGAGGTGGAAGAACACGTCGCCGCTGCCGTCACCCGGCTGGTGACCGAAATACTCCGACCAGTCGGCGGCGTAGCCGATCTTCGTTCCGGACCCGAGGATTGAGCGCACATCCGCGAGCAGTTCCCGATAGGCCTGCACCGCCGGATAGATGCTGGCGCCCGAGCGGATGGTCGTCAGCCCCGGCATCTCGGTCCCGATCAGGAACGCATCGACCCCGCCCGCCGCCGCGCAGAGATGGGCGTAGTGCAGCACCATGCGGCGCAGGCCCCAGTCGCCCGATGGCCCGATCCACGAAACCGACTGACCCGCGACGCTGAAGCTCGCGGGCGTCGCCGTGCCGAACAGCGCCGCGACCTGGCTTGCCGCCGTGGCGGTCTTGTCCACCGTCCCGGCGAACCCCGCAGCCGGGGAACAGGTGATCCGCCCCCGCCAGGGGAACGCAGGCTGACCGGTCTCCGCGGCGTTGTCGGAATACGGGTTCGGCAGCGTGTTGCCGGGTGGCACGTCCATCAGGATGAACGGGTAGAAGGTGACCCGCAGCCCGCGCGCCTTCATCTCGTGGATCGCCTGCACGACGGCGAAGTCGGACGGCGTGCCGCCATAGACGGGGCGATCCTGATCGTCGCGGCTCACGAGGAAGGCGTTGGCGCGGCTGACGCCGTTCACCGACCAGCTGGCGGGCGTGGTCGATTTAGCCGAGACCTCGACGCCCGGCCGCACCTTGCACGATCCCGCGCGCAGATCGTCGCCGAACCACGCCACCACGAGGCTGACGCTTTCGACCGCTGGGGCCATCGCCTGCAGCCGGTCGAGCGCTTCGACCATGTCGGTGGAGTCGGCCAGCGCGTTCAGGTTCTCGGGCACCGTCGCGCCGCCGTCGGTCTTGCGGATCGCCTGCGTCGCGTAGGTGAACTCGCCCGAGGCCGGGATCATGGTGACGGCGCGGGTCAGCCCCTCGGCGGTGTCGGGATCGGCGAGCGGGCGGAACACCTCGAAGGAAAGCTGTGGCAGCCGGTTGCCATAGGTCGCAAGCGGCAGCTCCTCGAAGACGACATAGGCCGTGCCGCGATAGGCCGGCGTGTTGGCCGCCCCCATCTTCGCGGCGATGAACGGATCGGCCGCCTGCGCCTCACTTCCCGGATACCAGCGCCAGGTCACGCCGGAGAGGTCCATCGGCTTGCCGTCGGCCCAGATGCGCCCGATGCCGGTGACGGGGCCCTCGCAGAGCGCCACGGCGAAGCTGGCATAGTACAGATACTCGGTGGTTTTGACCTTGCCGCCCCCGCCGCCCTTGCCGCCGCCCTGCGTGGTGGTCTTCGTCTCCTCGCGGAAATCCGTCGCCCAGATGATGTTGCCGCCCATGCGCATGCGCCCGTAGAGCCGCGGGATCACCGCGCCCTCGGTGGCCGAGGTGATGCGCAGCGTGTCGAGCCGCGCGCCCTCGATGCGCTGCGTGGGCGCCAGCGACGAGATGATCCAGCTGTCGACGACCGAGCCGATGCTGGAGCCGATGAAGCCGCCGATGGTCGCGGCGCTGACGCCGAGGATCGCGCCGCCGATCGAACCGCCAATGGCGGCGCCAGCGGCACCGAGAACGAGCGTTGCCATGGTCGGGTCTCAGCGTTGCGGAAACAGGAAGGCGAAGGCGATGCGCCGTCGCCAGACTTGGGTGAGCGGTTCCTCGATGACGCCCAAGCGCTCATAAGCGTGGAGGAAGGTGGCGGGGCCCGTTAAGATCCCGACATGCTTGGCGATGGCGTGGGGCTTCATGCGGAACAGCACCAGCGCGCCGGGACCGGCGTCGGCAGGCGACACCTCGATCATCATGCGCCGCGCACCCTCGGCCAGCACCTCGCGCGGCCCGGTCTCACCCCAGTCCCGGCTGTAGGGCGGGATCGGGAACGGCTCGGGGCCGACGGCCTCGCGCCAGACGCCCCGGGCGAGCCCGAGGCAATCGCAGCCGGCGCCGCGCAGGCTGGCCTGATCGTGGTACGGCGTGCCGAGCCAGGAGCGTGCGACGGCGATGACACGCGCGGGATCGGCCGATGCGAGAGGTTGCGTCACAGCACGCCTCCGTCGTGGCCGCCGTCCTTCGTCGCGTAGCGCAGGACCGCGTCCTGGCCGGGGATGTGCGGGAAGCCCCGGAAGTTGGCCGTGTTGGCGAACTTCGCGCCGCAGGTTTCCATGCGCTTGTCGCAGCCCGCACGGATGGTGAAGGCATCGCCCTCGGAGATCTCGCGCTCCGGTGCCTCGAGCAGGGTCAGCACAGCGATGCCGTCCGTGACATCATGGCCCAGCACCTCGGTGCGCCGCCCCGCGTTCGCGCCGGAGGTCCATTCGAGCGTGCCGAAGGTGAACCAGCCGGACGTGAATGCGCCCAACCCCGAGGCGGTGAACGCCCGGTCCCGCAGGAGATCAATCACACCGCCGGTGCCCTTGAATGCGGGATCCTCCAGATCGACGCCGCAGCGCGCATCGCCAAGCGCGGCGTCGCAGGTCGCCTGGAACGTCCGCCCGACCGTCTGGCCCAAGACGTGGGCGAGCGAGCGGACCTCGGCGACGAAGGCGAGCCGCCCGCGCCGGATCTGACCTATGGCGCCGCGCCGCATCAGGACGCGCTGGCCGGTGTCGGCCCAGTTCACGCGCCAGACATCGACCTCCGCGTTGTCCCAGCGGCCGTCGAGGATGTCGGTCTCGGTGATGCGGTCCGAGGTCAGCACCCCCTCGGCATCCTGCGCATCGACCGACAGGTCCGATCCCGACCGCACCTCGGATGCCGTGAGCCCGCTCTCGGGCTCGAAGTCGGTCCCGTCGAAGCTGAGCGTCCGGTCGTGGTCGGTGAAGCCGAAACTCGCGCCATCGGCGCGGGCGATACGCCAGCACCAGGCAAGCGTCGTCGTACCCTCGTCGAGATGGGCCTGCAGGGCGGGGTCGAGGGTCTTCATCGGCGCAGTTCCAGCAGCGGGATGGAGGTGATCGAGCCGAGCCGCTCGAGGTCGAGCGTCACGTCGAGCACGTCGGTGTCGAAACGGACCGGCACGTCGAACTCGAAGCCCGCGGTGATCGCGAGGCCGGAGCCCGGCGCCGCGGTGAAGGTGACGACGCCGGTCGTGGTGTCGACCGACCAGCCGGAGGGCTGCTCAGCCCCGGCGAGCGCGATGCGCACACTGCCCGCCACCGGCTTGGCGATGGCGCGCGTCCAGGATTGCGCGCCAGAGGCGTAGCGCTTCACCAGTTGGAAGGTTGTCGTTGTGCCGTCGCCGGTGCCGATCGCCTGATCGGTCAGCGCCGGTGTGCCCGAGGGCAGGCAGGATTTGTGATCGCCCCAGTCCTTGAAGCGAAAGCCATGCAGGCGGCCGTTTCGCGCCTCGAAGAAGGCGACGACCGCCGCCAGATCGTCGGCGCGGCGGATGCCGTAGGCGACGTCGTAGCGACGGCGCGAGTTGGCCCAGCTGGCGTTGCGCTCCTCGTCGCCCGAGGCGAGTTCGACGATCTGCGTGCGCCGCTCCGGCCCACCCCGCGCGCCACGGCTGATGTTGTCCGGAAACCGGACCTCGTGGAACGCCATCACATGCCCCTCCGCCCGAGCGACACGGCCCGGGCGATGTCGGCGGCGACCTGCGTGCGGGACTGGCGGAAGCTCTCGGCGTCGCGGGCCATGATGGTGACGTTGATCCCGCCGCCCGCGCCGTAGCTCTGCGCCTCGCGGCGCGAGAGCACCCGTTCGCCGCGCTGCAGGATTGCCGGAACCTCGTCGTGCCGAAGCCCCACCGCGCCGCCCGAATGCATCCGGGGAGCGGCGGCGAAGGCTATGGCCGGGACCATGCGCGAGGGGCCGGACGATCCGACGATGCCGCCTGCGTGCAGGATATTGGCGAAGATCCCGCCCGCGCCGCCAAGCGCGCCCGAGAGCGCGTTGGCGATGGGACCGAGGATGAACCGCCGCGCCGCGAGCTTGGCGAGATCGGCGATGAGCGAGGTCACCAGATCGCGGAAGTTCAGCTTGCCGGTCTTCACGAACTCACCGACCGCGTCCTCGGCCGACTGAAACGCGCTGACGAGGCTCTGGCCGATATCGCCGCCGATCTCCCGCGCCCGGCTGGCATAGTCCGAGAGCGCCGCCGTCACGGCCTGCCAGCCGGTCAGGGCACGCTCGGCCCCGTCGCCAGCGGCGGTTCCGGCATCGCGGGCAGCACCACCGGCGCCATTAGCCGCGGCAGTGGTGTCGTCGAGCCCGGTCGCGAGCGCATCGGCGGAGGTCGCGGCGTCCGTCAGCGCGGTTTCGGCCTCCGTGCCGGACCCGGTCACGGCATCCTTCAGCGCCTGCCAGGCAGCAAGCGGCCGGGTCGCTGCATCGGTCAACATACCCGCGGCCTCGCGATAGGCATCGGCCCGGACGCGCGCGTCTTCCGCCATCGCGCCGAGACCGAGATCGGGCGGAGTGATGTAGGTCCGAGAAAGCGCCGCCGAGAACGCATCGGCCGCCGCGGTGCCGGCCGCCGTCGCGGCCCCCTCGAACGGGTTGTCGATCCGGCTCAGGTCCACCGCGTCGAGCGTGCCGATCCGCACGCCGCCTTCGCCGGTCGCCCATTCGGGCAGCAGGGCCAGCGCGGCGTTCAGGGTCTCGATGAAGCTGTTGATGCGCGTGACGACGCCGTTCAGCATCGCCTCCACCCCGCCGATCAGCCCGTTCGCCGCTTGGTACGCGAAATCGCCGATGGCGCCCGGCAGGCTGCCCCAGATCGCCACCGCGCCATCATAGGCCCCTTGGAAGATCGCGACGGTGCGGTCCCCGAACCCCACGACACCTGCGACGGTGCCGTCGAGCGCCGAGAGCGCGGCGGCCTTCAACCCCTCCCATCCAGCCGCCATTCGGGCCAGTGCGGCGTCGAGCGCGAGCCCGATGCGCGACCAGACCTCGGAGGCCAGATCGGAGAGCAGCCGGAACGCTTCGCCGACCCCGCCCACGCGGGCGACGATTTGGGAAAGTTGATAGATCAGCTCCCCGACGCCGACGATCAGAGCGCCGATGCCGGTGCGGATCAGCGCCCCGCGCAACACGACGAGCGCGGTGGCCAACCCGCGGACCGACAGCGCGGCGGCGGCCAGCCCGGCGACCCAGCGGCCCGCGAGGAAGGCCGCGAAGGCGGCGGCATAGGTGGTCAGTCGACCAATGTTGTCGAAGAGACCGCGAATGGCGATGCCGAGCGGCCCGGTGCGGCTGGCAATGGCGGCCATGGCGTTGGCAACCGCCTCGAGCGCGGGTGCCGCAGCTACCGCCAGCTGGTTCGATAGCCCGCGCCAGATCAACCCGAGGCGCGAGATGGCATCGTTCGTGCGCTCGATCTGGTCGGCGTCCTGTTCGGAAACGACGACGCCGAAGGCAAGCACGTCCTCGGTCGCCTGGCGCAGTGTCGCAGTGTCGATGCGCGACATGGCGATGGAGCCTTCCTCGCCAAAAAGCTGACCCGCGACGGCCGCACGCTCGGCGGCAGGCACGAAATTCTCGATGGCGGCGTTGATCGCGCCGACGCGCTGGTCCAGCGGCAGCGCAATCAGGTCGGTGGCGGAAAGGCCAAGCCGGTCCAGCGCATCAGCGGCAGGGCCAGTCCCGGCGGCCGCCTGGCTGAGACGGCGCGTCAGATCCTTCGTCGCCTGCTCGATGCCGGACATGGAGACGCCCGCCAGTTCGCCCGCACGCTCCAGCGTCTGGATCGAGGCGACGGTGGTGCCGAGGGACTGCGCGAGCTTGGCCTGCGCATCGACCGTCTGCAGCCCGGAGCGGATCATCGCCACGCCAGCAGCCGCGGCAGCCGCCACGGCGGCGGCCGCCGCAACCCGGACCCGGCGTGAGAAAGCCGCGAGCCGGGCGTTCGCAGCCTCCATCTCCCGGCTCAGCCTTCCGAAGCCACGCGACCCGGCCTCGCCCACGCCTTCCAGCTCGGCGCGAACCTGTCGCCCGCCCACGGCCGCGAGGCGGACGCTGACCCTCTTCTCAGCCATGGGAGTGATCCATCTGTTCGTTGAGTTTTGCGACCATCACCGCCTCGATGACGGGCAGCAGTTCGGCCGTGACGAGCGGCGGTACGCCGAGGGCGTCACCGAGCGCGAGCGCGGCCGACATATCCCAGCCGATCACGGCGCCGGGCAGCACGCGGAGCTGCCCACCAAGGCGGCCGACGAGGTCCCAGACCTGCCAACCCTCCGGTGTTTCCGGACGGTTCAGCCGCGCCGGGCAGTCCGGGCAGGCTTGCGCACAGGCTTCGCAGTAGCGCTCGCCCCCGCCGAAGGACCATTCGGCGAGGGCGCGGAGGCGTTTTTTTCCTGCTCCAGCAGCAGGCCTTTCGAGACGTAGGTCAGCTGGAAGGCCTCGAAGATCGGCCAGACATCGAGCAGCGCGTCGATGGCCTCCGGGCTCGGGTCGATCACGTTGCCGTCCGCGTCCCCAATGCCGTCCCAGGCCAGTAAGGTACGCCGCGCGAGCGCCTTCGCGAAAGCGACGGCGCGTTCCTCGTCCGAGGCTTCTTCCGGAACGGCCTCGACGGCCGGGTCGCTGCGTGTCGCCACCATCAGCGCCGTGGTGAGCGGGCGCAGCTGCACCCGAACGCCGGGGGCGACGTCGTGCCAGCGCGGCGCGTTGGTCAGGTCGAGCGTCAGCATTAATAAGTCTCCACATCGTTCACGAGGGTGGCGGTGCACATCCGGCCAACGACGCTGTCGCGGGCGGCCTGCCAGTCGAAGGTGGCCTGCACGCCCTGCGGCCCGGAAATCTCGATGCGCGGGCGCGGCAGGTAGACGGCATGCACGGTGAAGGTGAAGCTTTCGCCGGAGGGCAGGACGTAGGCGAATTCCATCTCGCAGGCCTCGCCGTTGATCGCCTGCGTCACCAGCGTCTGGTCGGCGAAGCGCACATCGATCCGGCCGGTCAGCGCGGCGATGGACGGGTCCGCCCCGTCGATGCGGCCGTCCGAGCGGATGGTCTCGATCCGGTCGAGATTGTTGGCGTAGGTGATCTCGGCCGAGACCACGTTGCCGAGAGCCGTGCCGTTGCGCGCAATCGCCCCGTTGAAATGGCCGAAGCGCTTCAACTCAAGTGCGGCCGGTGTTCCCGCGCTCGTCGTGGTCCCGACCGTCTCGCCCTGCGCCACCAGCCGCGCGGTGGCGGTCAACAGCCCCGAGCGCTGCATCTGCCAGGTGATCTGGTCGAGAACGCAGCCGGAATACATCGCGTACCGCGGCACCTCGGGCATGCCGGTCTCGATCGACATCGAGGGCAGCGTCCAGGACCCCGACTGGAACTCGTGGGTGTACGGGGCCTCCGCGCCCGTGGTCGTGGGCGTGCCGAAGGCGGCCTTCAGCCAGAATCCGAAGGCCTCGGCGTCGAGCGGGACCACGACATTGCCATCGGCCGTCACCGCGTCCTTGATCGGCGCCAGCGGATCACGGCCGTAGCCGAGAAGCTCGGAGTTCAGCAGCGGCTGCTCGGCGCCGAGCGAGGTGCTGGCAAAGGGCATGCGGGTGAAGCCGCTCGCGGGCGGCGTTCCATAGGTCGTCTCGAACGCAAGCGCCATCAGCGCCCGCGCCCCCTGGGCTCGTGCCATGGAGTTCTCCTCGGGTTGTCGGGATCAGCCGAGCGGATCGGCCGTGGAATAGTCCAGCACGACCGGTATGACGGCGGCCTTCATGCTCGCCGCGCCCTCGACGGGCAGATCGACCGGCCGTGGGGCTTCCGCCTCGACCCAGTCGCAGAGGCCGCCCAGCGTTCGGTCTGCAGCGAGCGCCGCGCCCACGCTGGCGCAGAGCGTGTCGAAGACGGCGTCACGGTCGGCGCCCTGCACGACCGCCTCGATCTCGGCGCGGTGCTGGTAGTGGTAGCGCAGCGGCGACAGCGTGACCTCCGGCTCCCCCGGCTCGCCGTCACGCAGGATCAGCAGCCCCTCGGCCGGGACGCGCTCGGGCAGCACCTCGCCGCGGAGGGCGATGGCGGGCAACGCCGAAAGCCGCGCGTGCAGCGCAGCGAGGATGGTTTCGCTGGGAGATGACATAGAATTGAAGCTTCCGGATGCAATCGAAATCCATGCCGCGGGCACGGCGTCGGTCGAAAATGAAGACCCTGATCTACTCACGCGGCTTGTGCCAAGATGCTTGAAGCGCCGGTCGCCCGAGACTCGTCGTGACTGATGGGGCCAAGATGCAAGCTGCCTCCAGAAACCTCTCGCTGACACCGGACCATATCGCCCGGGTCCACCGCGTTGTCGAAGACACGGGCCCGACTCCTGGCGTTCAGCAGCAGACCGATGCCGACTATGCCGACTGGGTGGCACGGATTGCCGGGAGCCACCCCGATCCCCACCGGCCGACCCAGTTGTTCGCTTTCGGCTCGCTGATCTGGAAGCCCGAGATCGAGCACCGGGCCGAGCAGACTGGGGTCGCCCGGGGCTGGCATCGTTCCTTCTGCCTGCGCCAGCACCGCTTTCGCGGCACGCTGGATCAGCCCGGGCTGATGATGGCGCTGGACCGTGGCGGCCAATGCCGGGGTGTCCTCTACGAACTGCCGTCGGAAAACCTCGAACACCAGCTGGACCGCCTGTTCCGTCGCGAATTCACTGTGAAGCCGATCAACAACGTGCCCCGCTGGATCACGGTTCAGACGGCATCCGGCCCGGTAAAAGCGCTGGGTTTCGTGATGAACCGGGCCTCGACCTACTATGCCGGCAGTCTATCGCCAGATGAGGTCGCCCGGACACTTGCCGTCGCCTGCGGCCATTGGGGCAGCGGCGCGGAATATCTGCTGAACACCGTGACCCAGCTTGAAGCGCGTGGGATTCGCGACAGCGGGCTGTGGCACCTGCAGCAGCTGGTCGCGCGACAGATCGACGGGCTGTCGTAAGTCACCGCAACTTCCCCTCCACCCAGTTGGCCACGATCCTCCCCGGCAGACCGTCCAACGCCCGGTCTGCATCCCGCGCCAAGTCCAGCCGCTTCGGCAGCTTCACCTGCGGCACCAGCAGGAAGATCGGTGCGGTGACCTTGCCGCGCCCGGTCTTCGAGCGCGATACCACCGCCTGGCCCTTGGTGTTCAGCCGTCCCTCCGCCACCAGCAGGCTCGGGCCCGTCCGTCGATAGACGAAGCGCAGGCGCAGCCCGCGTCGCCGTTCCCATTCGCCGGGCGTGATCCTGCCGCCGCGCAGGGACTTGCCTGCGGCTGGCAGCGGGATCGCCAGCCAGAACCCATTCTTCGAGCGGATCAGCGGCCCCGTGTCATGCGCGCCCACGATCACTGGGGCCTTCGACCAGATCAGGGCCGCCGCGTCGAGACTTTCGCCCGCCCTCGGGAAGTTCTGGCTCCGGATCGAGTTGGCCAGCCGGGTCCCGAGCCCCGCGCCAGTGATCTGCAACCGCCAGGCGCTCTTCAGCCCGGTCCCGGCCTCGCGCATGGCTGCGGTCACGGCGCGTTCGCCCGCCGCGACCTCGGCCGCCATCATCGCGACGATGTCGGGATCGATGTCGAGCTTCAGTTTCATCACGGTCACGCCGGGCGCAGATCGACGGTCCAGACCAGCCGCTCGCGGTCGCGGACGGGCTCGCCCTGAATGAGGAAGGCGTCCCCGTCGATGTCGATACGGTCGCCGGGGCGCGGGTTCGCCACGTCGGCCACGCGCAGGTCGATCCGGGTGGTCTCGGACCAGAGCCGCGCATCGCCGAAGTCCGTGATCGCATCGGCACGCCGGGCGACCACGCGCACCAGGACGGGCGCGCCGCCGTCGGCTATGTAGACCGCGTCCCGGCCGATGTTCTGATCGGCGAAGAGCGCACCCACGGCGGCGGCGAAGGCGCTCATCAGAACGTCGCGTTCAGGCGGACCCGACCGATTGTATCGCCCGCACCGCTCGCCACCGCCTCGACGGCCACGCCGATGAGAGTGTTGTCGGTCGCCACCGTGGTGCAGCGCTTGTTGGTGTCGTCCCAATAGACCTTCGCGCCGACGGTCCAGGCCTGCGAGCCGACCTTGGCGATGTCGAAGACGCCCACGAGCGCGGTCTCAACAGGCTCGCCGAGGGCGGCGGCGCCAGCGGCGACGCCGAAGATGGAGCCGACGAGCAGGCCATCGCCGGAGACGACGGCATAGGGCGCGGTCAGGGTGACGGTTTTGCCGGGCTGGACGTAGGTTTTCATGGGGAGGATCCTCGTGGAAAGACGAAGGGCGGCCCGATTGGACCGCCCGCGTGTCAGGGTTCAGGATGGGTGCGTTACGCGCCCGGGTTCTTGTAGAGACCGCGCCAGTCGATCGCCTTGGCGCCGAAGTCGAGGCGGCACTTGATCTCGACGCCGTCGACGTCGAAGCCGTTGCGCGTCTCGATGTAGGCGCCCTGCTGGCCTTCGAGATAGGCGTACTCGATGGTGTCGATCTGGTTCGGGCTGGCCGCCAGATACCAGGCGGTCTCGCTGGCGGCGTCGAGCCGGGGCTCGCTGATCGGCGCGAGGGTGCGGATCGACTGCGGCACCACGCTGGGCGTCGCGGCGGGCACGAGGTTCTGGGCGACCAGCTGCTCGGCCTTCAGTTCGAGCGAGGCGGGCACGATCAGGAAGGCGGGCCGGACGTTCAGCACCGTCTTCTTGTCGAGTCCCGTCTGCTTGGCCATGGCGGCACGCGCCGCGCCGACGCTGCCGACATCCAGCGCCGCGCCGGTGCCTGCGAGGTTCTTGTGGGTGGTATGGAACAGCGCGTTGCCGTCGGCCATCGCCGGGTTGGCGGTGATGATCCCCCAGACCACGTCCGACTCCAGCTGCGCGATGGAGTTGCCATACATCGCCGGAATGCGCGTGAAGGCGTCGAGATCGTCGTTGATCAGCGTCTGGCGGGTGATGGCGACGACGCGGCCATAGGTCTTGACCTTGTAGCTCTCCTTGCTTTCGCCGAGCGTGCCGCGCTTGAACTCGCCGCTCTCGCCGACCTCGAGCAGTTGCGGCGCTTCGCCAAGCTGGACCCGGTGCATCGCCTTGAAGTCGGTGGCGAGCACCTGGCGGCAGAACAGCATGAAGGTGCGGGGATAGGCCTCGTAGGCCTGCCGCAGGGTCTTGTTGGTGACGGCCGAAAGGATCTCGGGGAAATCCGAGGTCGAATGCAGCGCGCGCGTCGCGACCTCGTCGCGCGAGAGACCCCGCGTGTTGACCCCGGCATTGCCGAGGCTTTCGCGGGCCAGTTCCAGCAGCGTCATGCCGCGATACTGGCGCGCGGCGTCCTCCAGCTGGAACAGCGTCGGGCTGTAGCGGTGCAGCAGCGCGTTGGCCACCGCATCGCGGCGGGTGATGCGCTCGTCCCGGCCGCCGAGCGGGACGGAGACATGGGGGAAGGTCCGGGTCTCGTCGGACTTCGCCGCGACCTGCTCGAGGATCAGGCGGCGGGACTCGTCGACGCTGACGCCGCGCTTGACCAGATCCTCGGCGAAGCCGCGCTCGAGATTCAGGCGGCCCGCGAGATCGTAGATCGTGGAGACGCGCTCGCGCTCCGCCTCCCGGGCGCGGGTGGCGACGGCCTCGGTGTCGGGCGCGGGAGCTGCCTGCGTCTTCGGCTGGCTGCGGGTCTCGCTGGCGGCGACCTTCGAGTCGGGCGCAGCCGCTTTTTGCTCGGTCATGGGGGTGTCCTCGGTTTCGACCGGCTCGGTCGGCTGGGTGGTGGCGGGGGTTGCGGCGTCGCTCGAAGGGGTCTGGGTCTTGTCCGTCATCGGGGATGCTCCTTGCTCTGTGGGGGCGTCCCGGCGTTGGAGGACGCAGTCGTGAAGGGGATGCTGGGCGCGGAAGCCTGCGGCGGGGTCGGCGCCGACCGCGACGGCGGAAACCTCGAACGGCGTCCAGTCCACCGCGCGCCAAAGCTCGCGGGCGGCCTCGGGCTTCGAGACCTCGAAGCGGTGGACCTGATAGCCGATGGAGACCGCGCGGATGTGCCCAGCCTGGATGTCGCGCCAGATCGGCTCGACATCGGCGCGCTCGCTGATCCGCACCAGCGCGATGCCTCGGCCGTTCTCGATCCGCGCCGAGCCCGGCACGACCGAACCGATGACCGCGTCGAGCGTGTCGAGCTCGTGCACCTTCAGGAACGGCGCGCCGGCGTTCAGCCGGTCGAGCCGGACATGGGTGGGGTCGAGGCTCAGCTCCTCGTCATAGGGCTCGCCGAAGAAGGTGGCGCGACGCACGCGCGCCCCGGCCGACCAGACCACCTCGACGGTGCGGCTGTCGGCATCGGCCGTGTTCGGCGCAAGCTCCGCCGACCGGCGCATGGCCGGCAGTTCGATCATCGTGTCCATGAAGGTCAGTCCTGTTGGTCGGCCTGCGCCGAGTCGGTTTCCGCGTCGGCAGAGGGATCGTCGATGGCCGGATCGGTCGCCGGATCGCTGGTCTGCGCGCTCCCGGTCTTGGTGACGCGACGCGGATCGCTGTCGAGTACCAACCCCAGCGCGTCGAGCTTGGCGTTGGTCGCCGCGATCTCGGCCAGCACGGCGTCGGGATTGCGGCCCTGTTTCGCGATCACCTCGGCCAGCGTCATGGTGCCGGAGCGGATCGACAGCAGGTTCGCCATCGCGTCCTTCTGCGGATCGACCGCCTCGAACTTCGGCGGCGACCATTCGACCGGCACGGTCGGCGACGGGATCTGCCCCGCCGCCCACGCCGTCTCGGTGAACCAGCGCCAGACCGGCGCGCAGAACATCGGGATGAAGAGCTGCCACTGCACGGCGTCGATCTGGCGGCGGAACTCGACGAGTCCCGCCCGGATCGAGGAATAATTCACCTGGCTGAGATCGCCGGTGAGCAACTCGTAGGGCACTCGGAACCCGGCCGAGATCGTGTGCAGGCTGGCCCGCTTGTATTCGCCATAGCCACCGGTGGCGGAGGGCTGGTTGAAGCGGATGTCCTTGCCGCCGCGCGCATAGGCGATCAGCCCGGGCTCGAACTGCTCCACCCGATTGCCGTCGGCGTCGACCACGGACGGCGCGATGCCCTGCTGCGCCTCGTCGTCGCCGAAGACGATGGCGGTGACGCAGGCCTCGGTCTTCTTGCGGACCAGTTCCGCCACCTCGTAATCGTCGAGATCGCGCAGGGACCGTATGACCGGCGCACCCCAGGGAACCCCGCGCGCCTGCGTGCGCTGCTTCTCATAGACATGGGCGATCTCGCTCGCTGGGACCGGGCGGCTCTGCAGACCGTTCTGCAAGGCGCCATAGCCGTCGCCCGGATGCTCGGCATGAAGCCAGTAGGCCCGGCGCTTGCCGACGGGATCGAACTCGATCCCTTGCACCAGCCGCCCCGCGCCGAAGACGCCGGATTTCGTGGCGTCGAGGAAGTCGGCCTCCAGCACCTGCAACTGCAGCGGCACCGGCAGGCCATCGCTGGCCCGCCGCAGACGGCGGCGCACCAGCACTTCGCCCGCCTCGACCATCTCGCGGCAGATCAGAGTCTGCAGTCCATAGAAGTCCAGCTGGCCGTCGGCGTCGCACTCCGCCGTCCAGCGCTCGAACAGCGCGTCGACCTTGCGGTCGAGCTTGTCGTCGCCGCTCGCGGCGCGCGGCATGATCCCGGCACCGATGATGTTGTTCACCAGCACCGCCACGGCCTTGGCCGCATGCGGGTTGTTGCGCACGAGATCCCGCATCCGGTCGCGCAGCAGCGCCCCGGCCACGCCGATCTCGGTGTCGGCCGAGGATCCCGGTGCGCGCCAGCCTTCCGTCCGCCGCCCGCGCGCCGCGCCGTCATAACCGCGCGTCAGGGTCTCGAAGGCCTGACGCGCCATCACGCGGCGCGCGGCCATGCGCGGCGCCACCGTGGCGATGGCGTGATCGAACCAGGTCGCCGACATCACCGGTCCCCCCGCGAGAAGCCCGCGAGCCCGGCCACGGGCAGCGGACGCGTGATCCCCGCGATGGCCCGCTCGATGGTCCGGATGCGGGCGAGCAGGTCCTCGGCAGAGCCATAGTCCACCGACTTGCCGTCATAGCTGACGCGCGTCGTGCCGCTGGCATAGGCCCGGCGCAGCGCCGAGAGCTCGGTTTCCGTCCAGTCCGTCATCAGAACCATCCTCCGCGCCGCCCGAGCCAGTCGGAGCGGCGCTTGCCCTGCGGGGCCTGTCCCGGCCGGTTGATCTGTCCGGCGGGA